AGTTCCCATTTCAGGACATTAAGATAGGGGAAGATTACCTTTATGCTACTGCAATGCACAATGCAAAGGTTCTGCAGACAGAGGTCAAGATTGATAAGGAACTTTATCATTATCAGTTCAGAACGAATAAGTAAGTTATGGGAGAGCATATTTGTAATTATTGCCAAGATTCTGGATTATTAACAGGAGGAATAGGTAATAAAGGTGTTCCTTGTTTTTATTGTGAAATAAGAAATAAAGCAAGGTATATTGCTACTTACTACCACTCCGGCACCTACGAAGCCATCAACGTAATCGAAGCGTGGGGATTGAACTTCTGCTTGGGCAATGTAATCAAGTATGTTGCAAGGGCAGGGCGAAAGACGGATAATCCTATTGAGGATTTGGAAAAAGCGAAATGGTATATTGAAAGGGAGATTGAAAAACTAAAACAGAAATAACATGGCACAACAGACGGCAGTAGATATGTCAGAACAAAAACCATTGCATCTTACTCATATACTTGAATCAGCAACTTTTAATTTTAGTCAAGAAGGTAATTGTGTAGATGGTGAAGCAGAACTTTTAGAAATAAGATGCGAAAGCAGTATCGGTATAGATAGGGATGGAGGATGCTTTTTTATCTTAAAAACAGAGGGATGGAGTGTTGATAGCTTAGAAGAATTACAAGTATTATTTGATAGAATTAAAAAATCAATAGAACAAACCAAAGCCAAATAAAATGGAACAACAGACAGAAAATTGTTTGCACCTAATTTGTTTACACCCAGTAACCAATAGAGAATATTACAGATTAGGATTTTTTAAATGTTGGTCATGCGGTAACATAATTGAAGAATACCAAAGTTCTTCATCAAATGATTTAATTGTAAACATGGAAAAGCTCACCGCACTTGAACAGTTTATAGAATGGATAGATAGTGATTGTACTCCTATGGATTGTGTGATGAAAGCAAAAGAATTACTAAAGGTGGAAAAGCAGCAGAATAGGTTGTTTTGGGTGCATGGTAACAGTACACAAGATTGCAAAACAACAGAAGAAATTAATGAGTGTTTTGAACTTGATTACAATCTAATCTACGGCAATAACACTAAAAAAGATTAAATATGGCACAACAGACGGCAGTGGAGTGGTTGATAAATAATCTTCCTGAAGATTATATTCTTGCGTTACCTTATGAATTGGTTGAACAAGCCAAAGAAATGTTTAAGCAGCAGATAGAAACTGCATACAACAAAGGAACAATAAACGGAATAGATTACCCTGAAAGTAAACTTACTTTAACAGGCGAACAATACTACAACCAAACCTACGGCAAATGAGATACAGCCAAAACAACGAACAAGACGTAATTGAACAATACTTCAATGTACCTGGTACATTCCTCGACATTGGTGCCAATGATGGACAAACTTTGTCCAATACCTATGCCCTGCAACTCAATGGATGGGGTGGTGTACTTGTAGAGCCCTCTGAAGATGCTTTCAACAGGATACCACCGAATGACAAGGTTAAAGCGTTTAATGTTGCTATCGGTACGGCTGATGGCACTTGTACATTCCATGAAATGGGGAATCACTTAGGCAAAGGCGACGTATCTTTGTTATCCACCATTAAGAAATCGGAAATTAAGAGGTGGAATGGTACGGAATTTAAGGAACGAATGACAGAAGTATGGACTTATAAGACGTTAGTAAAGAACTCCCCCTACAAGGTATTCGATTTCATTTCGATTGATGCGGAGGGTATGGACTTTGAGATATTGGAGCAAATCAACTTATCCCATACACAAATGGTCTGCATTGAACATAATGGCAATGCTGACCTATTCCAACTCATTAAAGAGTACTGCAATGGGTTCGGATTGCATAAGAAATTACTTAACAATTTAGAGAATGTAATATGGGCGAGATAGTATCAATATCAATATCCTTTGCCATGTTTGGCTTTGGACTGCTAATGTTTGTTTGGGCTTATAAATTATTCAAAGATGAAAAGTAAAGTAATCACATCCCTATCCTCCACAGGTAGGGAGAACTATAATGAGGCGATGTTAGGACTTATCCGGTCAATAAATCGCAATGCTCCCGACTATGACACTCATTTGCGGAGTGTAGATGGGTATGTGGATGAATACCAGGGCAGAAAGATACTGCAAGGCAAATGGCCAAAGTCAAGCAACTACGAATCGTGGAGCCATCAAAATATGCCGTATCAGTTCAAGCCGGTAATGGTAGCTGAAGCGTATGAGTTGGGGTACCGGAAAATCATTTGGTGCGATTCAACCATTCGAGTAATGAAGAACCCTGATCCACTCTGGGAACTTGCAGCCGAACACGGCATTGTGGCCTGGAATAATGAAGGGCATCCGTTACACAAGTACATCCCCGACCATCAGATCGCATGGTTAGGGTTAAGAGATTACACACAGGTAATGCAAATGTATCAGATAATGGCCTGCTGCATTGTGTTCGACTTCGACCACCCTGCGACTAAACCTATCTTTTATAAGTGGATTGAAGGTGCCTTTAATAACTGCTTTCACCATAACGAGAGTAAGAATCCGCACTATGTAAGCAGCAGACATGATCAATCGCTGCTATCTGCTATCATGAATATCAATGGTGTAAAGGTGCAGCCGTATGGGGGGTTAGCTTATCGGGAATTTATGCCCGTTGAACCGTTCTTCATTAATTGGGGGGTAAAAGATTAAATTTGTAATATGGAAAGTTTATACGATGTAAATAAGAAACTTACGATTGATGAAATACTTCAAGTAAATCCATGCTTGAAAGATGTTATATCATTTGTAAAAAAAGAAAACCTTATAGCAAAGAAAAAAGTTATTTATTGGTATGAAGTGTGGTCAAAAGCTAAACGAATGATGATGGATGAAATTGGCTGGATGTGTGATTATGATGAAATTGCAGATTCATATCACTGGCATCTTTTCCATGATTACTTAAAAGATTTATCAACCTATTGTAAATAATATGGGCTACACAGGAAAAACAATCGAACTAATAGACATCATTATTGACAGAGTGCAATCAGTAGTGGATTTAGGCGCACAGAATGATTACCGCCATCCTACACTACCTGCACCATACGTTAAAGATACATACTATGCCAACAAGCAATACACGGCCATTGACATTTCAGGAGAGAACGGAAGTGAGCCATACGACTTGTCCTTGCTTCACGACTTCGGAGTACAATACGATCTTCTGGTGGATGCAGGAACCTCCGAACACGTTGGAACCAACGGCAAGCATGACATCAAAGCAATCTACAACTGCTGGAAGAACAAGCACAACCTTGTTAAAGTCGGGGGATTCATTGTCAGCGAAAACCCAAAGACAGGGAACTGGCCGGGGCATGGATTTAATTACTATACAACGGATTTTTATAAGTTACTCGCTGCCTTTGGTGAGTATTCTCTTATTGATCTCGGTGAGCATCCGGCAATGGGTAACACAACCGACGGTTGGAATGTTTACTGCGTTATGCAGAAAACTAAAGAGGAGTTTATAACACTCGAGAAATTCAAGAAGTGTGGTATCGCAACAAGTTAAGCAGATAAAGGCGACATCGGTATTCTATGCCAACAAAGAAGCATACGAAAAGGGATACCCGATAATCTGCAATGAGGGGGGATCACGATCGTCGAAATCATTCTCCATTGTTCAACTGCTGATTCAGATAGCAACTACGCAGCGTAACAAGCGTATCAGCATAGTATCCCATTCACTCCCACACATCAAACGGGGAGCATACAGGGATTTCAAGACCATTATGGAAGAATGGAATATGTGGAAGGATGAAGATTTTAGCTTCACCGATTTCATCTACAAGTTCCCCAATGGCAGTTATATAGAATTATTCGGGTTAGAAGACGAACAGAAAGCAAGGGGGCCGGGTAGGGATATTCTTTTCGTGAATGAAGCGAACCTTATCCGCAAAGCACTATTCGACCAATTGGCCATGCGAACAACGGGTACTATCTTTTTAGATTGGAACCCTGCTGACTTCGTTAGTTGGGTGTACGATGTGGCCGACAATCCAAACAACAAGCGCATAAAATCTACTTACATACACAATAAAGGCAACTTATCACAAACACAGATAGACATTATTGAGGGGTATAAGAACCTGCCCGATGACTTCATGTGGAAGGTGTACGGATTAGGGGAAAGAGGTGCCGCAAAGGAGATAATCTATACCAAATGGCAGATAATAGACAAGATGCCGGAGGGGGGAGATATGTTCTATGGGTTGGACTTTGGATATGTTCACCCACTTGCACTCGTCAACGTATGTCATTACGAAGGGGCTAATTATGTCAACGAATTGATTTACAAATCGGGGTTAACTCCATCCGAAATTATCCGGGAAGTGAAAGACCACATATCAGATAGGAAACCAGTATACTGCGATGCAGCCGAACCTAAAAGCATTGAAGAACTTTACAGGGGCGGTATTAATGCACAGGCGGCTAATAAGGAAGTGTGGCCCGGGATATTGAAGGTTAAATCTTATCCGTTGTACGTTACCGCTAACAGTAAAAACATCATTCGGGAGTTGCAATCTTACAAGTGGAAGAAGGATAAGAATGACAATGTGATAGATGAACCGGTGAAAGAGTTTGATCATGCATGCTTCATCGGGGAAACACAAATAGCAACTATCAACGGTCAAAAAAGAATAGATGAAATAAAAGTAGGGGATTTAGTATTAACTCGCAATGGGTATAAAAAGGTATTAGGAGTACATAATAACGGAGTGAAACAAGTGGAAAAGTATTTGATGCAGTTCGATACGCATTCTGTATATTTGTGTTGTACTTCAAATCATTTAATTTATACTCAAGACCAATGGACAGAGATTTCGAAATTAGAATCAACGAAAACGGTAAGCCATATCAAACATTTAATGGCAGAAGATTCACACTACATCCCGGAGCAAGGTATTTCACAAACGGGCCACTACACATGCATTGGTACGTTTGGGAGCATTATAATGGAAAAAGGGAAAAAGGTTACCACATACATCACAAAGACGGTAACACATGGAATAACGAAATATCCAATCTTGAAAAGGTCGAATCCTTTAGACATCTTAGCGAACATGCAAAAGAACGTATTAAAGGCAATCCAGAAAAGTTTAAAGAATTCCATGCAAAAGGAATCGAATCAGCAAAGCAATGGCATAAAAGCAAAGAGGGTATTGAATGGCACAAAGAGCATGCAAGAAAAAACAATTTCGGTAAGCCACTATCAATTGAATCAAAATGTATGCAATGCGGAAAAGATTACATCGCAAAAACAAAGCATGCAAAGTTCTGCCATCCAAACTGCAAAGCTAAAGCACTTCGAGTGCGTTACAAGTTGGCAGGAAAGAGTTTACGACCTGACCGTAGAAGATGAGCATGAATATTTTGCTAATGGGGTGTTAGTCCATAATTGCGATGCGATGCGTTATGCCATCTTTACCCACTTGCACAAGCCGCAATTTCAGGTGGCAGTATGGTAGGCGAATTAATCGTAATTTTGCCAGTAACAAATAATAACTTATGGGTTTATTCGATTTCCTTAAACGCAAGGCAGCACCCGTTAAATCACCTGTTCAAGTTTCAATCGAAAGGGGATTGATAACTTGGGATGGGCAGAATCAAGCAGAAATAGTAAGGGATAGTTATATCGGCAATGACTTGGTATATGCTATCATTCAACTGATTACCCAAAAGGCGAAAGTAGCACCCTGGGGAGTGTATAAAGTTAAGGACAAGGCGAAGGCAAAGCAGTACCAGGCGAAACTAAACTCACCCATCACCATTGACCTCAAAGAATTAAAGGAACTGAAAGAACAGGCCTTTGAACTATACGAAGGTGATGCCAGGTTGAATGAGTTGTTAAAATATCCGAATAGTGAAGATTCATGGTCAGACCTAATCGAACAATGGGTAGGGTTTAAGAAGATCACCGGAAACTCTTTTGTCTATGCAAAGATGGTAGGCGATGCTTCCGTGAACAAGGGCAAGCCAATGGAGTTGTATGTACTACCTGCACAATACATGGCGG